GGAAATCTGATATCTTTAGTCATGTCCCAATTTCTTGCATCTTGGCGAGGATCAGATTCATCGTCATCTTCATCTTCTAAACCAGGTACTAGCATTTCTGCTTCAAATCCAATAGTCATTGCTTGTGCTTGCGGAGTTGCGGCAAACTTTGCCAATGAACCAGGTGACATGTTTACTTCATCAAGCTCACCGACATAATCTACTTCGCTGCCGCCTGTATCTGGCTGAACCCAACGGTCCCAAGGAAAAACCGCTACCTGACGGTCAGGATAATCATTACCACCGCCCACCGTGCCAATAATGCTGCCAGCATGTTCACCAACAGAACTTGGACCAAGCAACTGCATAAATTTTGTTTTTTCTTGTGGCATGCTAAAATCATGACTTGAAGTTGCATTTCCTCTATTGCCATCATAAACATCTACGGCAATATGTGGTCTTGATAGTGCAGATGCTGCATACACTCTATATAGTTTTTTAAGACTACCTAATGTTCCTTCTAGAAAAAATGTATTGGGAAGATTTACAAAACGAACATATCCTTGGGTAAATGCTTCTTCATATCCATCAATGTCGTTATCATAAAGCCATGACAGATGTTCTTCTGAACCAACATATTCAACTTTTCGGTTAGGCAATATCCAACCATGTGTTTCATACTGGTCAAGTGCTTCTTCAATACTTTCTTTTTTGGCAGTGGCAGCACGGATTTTAGCAATAGCACTTTGTGCGGCATTATCACTCTTGGCTGGTTGTTGTGCCTCTGCATCCCACTTCTTATGCAAGAATGTCAGCAAATCTTTAATATCTTTGGCACCAATCTTACGCATCGCAGCGATAATCTTAGTAGCAGTTTCATATCCACTATTGCCTGGCTTGCGAGCATTAGTAATTTCATTACGCAGTCCAAGGTCATCAGCAAACTGACCGCCGTTCCAATAGGTTAAACTATAACGCAATTTATTTGCTTCTTTAGATAGCTCACTGCGGCTTTTCTTAAAGATAAGTTCCAACCAAGGAGCAAGATATTTCTTACCATTAAAGGTGCTTATATAACCTGTTTTCTTTTGACCACGAATTAACTCTTTAGCACTACTAACAGATATTGCTCGCTTTGTATCTTGTAATTTCCACGCATTTTCATTGCTATAAAGATAAGTTGGTAATCCGCGCTTCTTTGCCACAATCATCAATTGACGAGTGGTTGGACTTGCAAATTCACCTGCTTCTTTAAGCAAGATATGAATTGCTGTGATGGCATCTGCTGGTATAGATGGCTCACGAGAGAAAATACGGTCTTCACTTTCACTGTGCTTTTGCTTATCAAATCCTGCCCAATAATCAATTGCCTTCACAGGATAACGACGATTAAACCAATTGCCATCAAGATTAAACATAACGGCAGTGCCACCAGTAAACTCGTGATAGCCACCTACTTTGCTACGAGTAGTAGATAGAAAATAGTTATAACTTTTCGGCGCATACTGGTCTTCTACACTGCCAGTAGAAATGCTTAACATAAACTCATTGTTTTTAAGAATGTTTAATGCTGCACCCACACTGCCTGTATAATGGAACAACACTGGTGATGCTGCTTCGTCCAGACTTTCTGTTTCTTCTAAATCTTTACGATGACTACGCTTGTAATAACTGCACCAACCATTTGCCGCAATCTTGCCACTAACAGCCGAACAACCATGCGGAGGACGCCACATAGTGCAGTGATCACAACGCTGACCATTGTGTGGCATAGCCTGATACTTTGCAACTGCTTTGGTTGACTTTTCTGCGGCTTCTTCAACTTTTCTTTTACTAATTTCTTCAATATCACTATCGGGAACTAATCTTGCAGGTATACTATCTTTCTTAAGTGTTTTATAAGCCCAAAATCTATGATGCCCATCTAATACTTGATATCCACCTTTGTATTTGCGAACTAAAATAGGTGGTATATTTTCATTCTTCTTTAAACCATCTATAATTTTCGCAACATTTGCTTGGGCTTTTGGTAATTTCATCTTTTCATCTGGTTCAAACCCAACAAGTTCTTTCGTAGGAACATTAATTATAGGTAAACTGTCAAAACCGCTATCATCTACTTCTGCTCCAAAGTAATCGGGATCAGTATAAAGTTTTACTTTGCCTTCTTTAACAGGATAAGTTGGCAATCCACGCAAATCAAGATTTGTGCCGTGTGTAGAGCCATAATAACCATAAGGTTCTGTGATATCATGTTCTTCAAACTGTGCTGAATCAAAACCACGATTCCATAGCTTAGCTGCCTTGCTTCCAGTTTCATATGGATTTTGAGCACGAACATTCATACCATTAGTTTTAGATTTTAGTCCTGTAAGAAACCCTTCATGATATGGATCAGCATCACTTTCTGGTTCATTGCCCCATTCACCTTCAATGCCTGGCGCTTCTGTCATAATGCCCATTGCCTTCAACATAGCACGAGCAACTACACGATCTTTTTCTTTTTCTACTTCTGGCAACTGTGCATAAGTTTGTTGGGCAAGAGCATAACGCTTCTTTTTCTTATCGGGAATGGTTGGCGTATCTAACTGCAATTTGCCCATATAATCAGCCACGGCAGTCTTATTCCAACCATCGTGAATGGCACCAGCAATTGCTTCTACATCAGTAATGCCACTATCAATCATACGCTTTGCAGCAGTTGCACTTTCAATATTTGCTAACCAACCAAAGTTAGCACCTGGCGTGGATAAACCATAATGATAAGCATCATCTAATGCCTTATCGCTAATGTGTGCAAGTTGTTCTACTGATAAACTTTCGGTAATAATGCTTTCATTGACAGATTCATTTTCGAGCGGGTCTTCTGGTAGATTAAGACCTAAACGCACGGTTTGGAATAGCGTTTTACCATCAACGACGAGGTTTTGTGGAACTTGGGTTGCTCTTTCAAAGGCATCTGGGTCACCGTCTTTTGCTGCTTGTCTGGCATTTGTTGCATTTAGAATTCTTGGTGATTCCATAAAACTAAATGGTTCAAACTTATAAAAACCTTGTTCCATTTGCTTGCCATTATAATCTTCTAATAACTTGCGTAGTTGTGGCATATCATCTTCACCAGCAACAAAAGTTGCACTACGAAATCCCTTTTCATAAAGATAAACTGCTGCTTGCATAATGGTTCTTATATTTGGATCAACTACAAGATGGTTTTTTGTTTCTGGATATAATGCATGTAACCATTTTACTTTTTGGTCGTAGGTAAGTGGATTTTTTTTAGCATCTTGACTCTTACTAAGGAATAACGCCCAACTGCCTTTCTTTGCCACGCTTGCAAGAGTATTGATTAACCCTTCGTGTCCAAAGTGTGGAGGATTCATACGTCCAAATGCAAATGCAATATGCGGATTTGGTGCTTCATTAAAAATAGTGCGGTGGCTTAGGGTCATTATACAATCCAGATAAATTATTTATCTGGTATGTCAATGGGTATTAATTTGGAGTCCAACGGTGTCTCGGAACTAATTTTATATTTGGTTGACCAAATTGAACATAACCTTCACCGCCACGTTGACCTTTGGTAGTCTGTTGAATATCGCCACCTTCGCTATCTAATTGGTCGATAATATTATTTTTAACATCACGAAGATTTTCTAACACTGCAAAAGTTGCAATAAAACCTTTGCGATTTTGCGCAATCCAATCGGTAATTTTCTGTTGCATTGGCGCACTCTGCTTACTTCCGCTGCTCAACCAATTTGTAAACTCGCTTGCAAGATCAGCGGTTCTACCAACTCTTGCCATCTGATTATTAAAATTATAAAGAACGCCCTTAAAACCTGCCATCTTCATAGCGGCAAGGCGTTCATCATTTAAGAAGTTATCAATAGCAGTTTTATTAACACCTACATACTTTTGTAAATCTTGTAGTTTTTTTGTATCAATTTTGACTGGTTGCTGTGCATATCGTGGACCCAGTACAATTAGTCCTTGTGTTTTGTTAAATGGTGTAAAATCATCAATGGGTTGTTGTTGTTCATCGCCCATACCAAACTGTGGAAAGTATGCGTGACCTACAACTGCTGCGGTTGCACGGGCAATTTGTTGACCAAGTTCAGTTGATTGTGGAACACTGTATGTAACATTATTAGGAGTAAAGGTATAAACATTATTTTCTAGTGGAGGACGACGCATAAAAAGCAAGTCACCATATACATAACCACGAAAATCTTTTGGAGTAGCTGTTTCAAATAGTGCCCAAAGGCTAGCATATTCATTTGCAAAACGCATACGCTCATCTTGTTTATCAGGCGCAACATTGCCTGTATTCATAATAAACTTTACAAGTTCTTGTGGGCTTTGACTTTTGCCACTACCCTCTGGTTTTAACCAACCATTGTGACCAACCATGATAAACTTGCCATCAGGTTCACGACCC